ATGCAAGAACAAGAATTTACCGTTTACCCTCGAAACGGTGTCTATTACGTCCAATTCAGGGACCCTGTAACAGGTCTTCGCGGCGAGCAACGATCAACCAGAAAAAAGACATTAAGCGAGGCGTATGCCGTTATCGCTGACTGGAAGCGAAATGGGATAAGCCAAACCCCGGATGAAGAGGCCAAATCCTTACAGGAAGAGATGGCGGTAAGTTCATTTCTAAAAGTTGTTCGTTCAAAGAAGCTTAAAACCGAAAGCTTAGAACGCATCGTCTCAACACTAAAAGAAACTAAATACCTTACCGCCGCCCTAATAGTCGATTCAGATGCAACCGCGAGGCTCGTTGAGTATCAGAAAGGCTTCTGGGATTATGACGAATCAGCATATATCAAAGATAAGCTTTTGCACGGTCAAAGAATTGGCCGCTACCATGCGCTTGATTGCCAGCACCGTATTCGTTATTGGGAAGAGTATTTTGGCAAGGAAATTAGAATCGGTGAAATTACACGTAAACACATCCGGGATTTTTCTCTCTGGATTGCAGAGAAACAGGTTGGCGGCAATAGGGGAAAGAAGTTCAAGAAGGAGCTTCCCAAAAAGCGTATTTCGCATGCAACGATCAACGGAATCATGAACGCTGGATGCTTGCCGATCAAATGGGCATATCTGCATGATGAAATTCCCATGGACCCTACAAAAGGACTAATGCGGTTTTCTGGGGAAGCTAAAAAGCGGGGAATCCTTACAGAATCAGAGGCACAAAAGCTTTTTTGTGTTGAATGGAATGATGAAAGAGCAAAGTTAGGATCAAAGTTATCGATGACTTCTGGACTTAGATCGGGAGAAATCCTCGCTCTGCGGCGTGAGGATATCGGGGAAGATCGGATTTATGTCCGGCACTCATGGTCTGTAAAAGATGGACTTAAAGGCACTAAAACCTCAAAGGAACGGATTGCTCCGCTGATTCCATCGATTCGGGAAGAATTGCTTGCATTGGCTGACTCGAATCCTCATGGACCTGACGGCTTTATCTTCTATGGCCTTTTACCAGATAAACCGATGGTTGGAAATATTTTTCTCGATGAGTTCTATACTGCTTTGGAGAAAATCGGAATTACCGAGGAAGAACGCAAGGAACGAGGCCTTTGCTTCCACTCGTGGAGGCATTACTTCACTGCCCAGCTCGCGGCGAAACTCGATGCCCGAATAGTGCAACATGCAACAGGACATGCGACTACCGAAATGCTGGAACACTATGCTAATCACGAGCTTGAAGGGCAACTGAAAACCTTGAATAAGGCAGCCGGTGAGGTGTTTGGAAATGTAATCTCCTTTAATAAGAAGGCGGGGTGAGGTGCGATTTGTCCTTTATAGGGAAGGAAGGCATAAAAGAGTACCTTCCATGAAGGAAAGATCGTCAAAGCAGAAGAATGGAAACAGGTTTGTGCTAAGGACAAGTGAAAGCTGAAATAATGCTGTACTCTTATACACTTCGGTGTAGGATATAGCATGCGAAAAGCCAAACATCTTTTTTTGCTTATCTGTTTCCTTTTCACTGCTTTTCTTGTGGCTGCCCAGGATCGAGTCTCTATAGCTTCTTTTAATCTTCAGATTTTTGGGCAATCTAAAGTGTCAAAGGTCGATGTGCTAGGAGAGATTGCATCGATAATACGGCAGTTTGACCTTGTAGCGATCCAAGAGATTAGGAACAAAGACGAAACCGCGATCCTCACGCTCATGAACGCCGTTAATGCTGAAGGTCGGGAGTATTCATTTATAGTCGGTCCGCGTCTCGGAAGGACTAATAGCAAAGAACAATACGCTTATATATACAGGGAATCTGTCTTTAAATCCGTAGGAGAGCCTACTACATGGCTTGATGATGGCGATTTGTTCGAACGAGAGCCGTTTCTGTGTAAGTTTCAGACAGTTGAAGGGAATCTAGATTTCGTTTTAGTAAACATCCATACAAAGCCTGAAGATGCAGGAACTGAAATTGGCCTCCTTTCGAACGTCATGGCATACGCATCGCAGACCTATGAAGAGCCGGATGTCCTCTGCCTTGGTGACTGGAATGCGGATGGTTCATACTACGATGAAGCAGAGTATTCTGTTTTGTTCCCAATGGATCAGTACATCTGGATTATTCCAAATGATGCCGATACGACGGTTGCTGAAAAGAGTAATGCGTATGATCGGATGGCGGGGACTATGACCATGAAAGAGGATTGGACAGGTGATTGGGGAGTGCTACGGTTCGACCAGTTTCCAAGTGTTGCCGTTAAGGGGTTAAAGCCAAAGGATATCAGCGATCATTTCCCAATATGGGCAGTACTCTATACAACAAAAGACACAGACTAATCGTGTGAAAGGATAAAATTGTTAATAAAAAGCCTCCTTATTTCTTTGTTTATGGTATATTATCATAATTGGTTAAAATCTTTACTAAAGGTGCTAGCTTTGAAAAAAATGTTTAGTTTGCTTTCTCTTTGCTTTTTCGTAAGCCTGGTTGGGGCAGAGAGTCCACAGTTAGCAAATTTATCTATTACCATTGGAAACTTACGAATTTTCTATAATGGAGACGATGTAGCATCGCCTCTGCAATACATCGAAATGGAAGTTCAATTTGAGGATAAGCGAAAGATAATCGCATTAACCCTACATGACGATGAGGCAACAAAATCAAGCCTCTTATTAAATAAAAACGGTTATTACTTTGAAACTGATAATTCTATTTGGACATTGACATCGACATGGACGTTTTCTAACAATACTGAAGAAATTATTAAGAGTGAAAAGTACAATGGGATAACACTCATTGATGACCAGTATGACGAGTACAATTTTGATACTTCTGTAATTATCGGTACTATCAATACTTTTTATAAAATGCTTGAATTAGCTGATCAAAATAAAATTATTACTGGAAATACTGCGATACAGAGTAGCAATGAAGTTGCTCTAGCTAGTCAGAGTGAACCTAGCTCAGATGATAACAAGAGTTCCACTACGCTCGATACACCCGGCACGGAGCCGATTCCATTCGAACCCTGGGTGCCCGGCCAAAGGGAGCAGGGTTCCCATATAAGCCAAACCTCCACCATGCTCTACGTGTCCGGAAAAGGACTCGTGCCCTATTCGGGCGATACGGTTACCATACGCAAGTCCGAAAAAGGCAGTTCTTCGGATACAACCCTGGGAGGATCCCAGGGAACCGTCGGGCAGAACATTTATCAGCCCATCTACTCTAGCCTTCCGCTTCCCCAAACTGTTCCTGTGTCGGTTTTTAATGCCATTCCTGATTTGATAATGCCCCCCCATATCGTCATCTACACAGCCAAGTCCAGGAAGCAAGCTTTTACCTCCTACTACGAGTTAGACGGCTCGGTATATAGGCTCAAAGCCGATGTCCCTCTGGAACAGCGGGAACCCCTCTGGCAGATTCTGGAGGATGCTGGTTTCGATCCGACTAAAACCGAATACAGGAAAGGTAGAACACTAAATCCCGTAGTTATAAGCTTTAATATTACCAAGCTTGATCAGCTCAGAGACACTAAAGTACTTCAATCCTCGGGTGAGCCTCAGATAGACGAAGCTGTTCTCTATGGCTTTAGACGCACTATATTCTGGAACAAGACAGGCGAAACCGTGCCTGGGCACTTTACATATAGGTTTGAATAATTTTTTTTGAAAATCTTGATATTTAAACTATTATGAATTATTATTTAATTTGTAATAGTGATAGAATTTACCGGGAGTCTACAGGAAACCTTATTTCTTGGGCACCTGACTTTGGATCGATAGAGATAAAGATCACCTTTCATGAAGGGAAGATTGCGAAGACGGAAGAACGAAGAACGATTACTGTACTGAGGTCTAGTGAAAGCTAGTTTATTAGTTTCGCAGTCTTTCATCAGGGAATTCTTTAGTGTTCTTTTCTGTCATTATCAAGTTGTCGGTTAAAAAAAATCGCATAATCTCTTTTTCATTCTCTTTTCTATAATATTCTATTGTTTCTTGATCCCAATTGCTACAATTCATAAGTATAAAATCTTCTGATAAGTTTTCTGAAATTCTTGGTGGTTCTACAGCGATTCCAATAATTGTTTGAAGGTTACTAAATTTACTTTTTGCTGCTGCGCATGCAATTTCAAGCATGTACTTTCTAATTTCTCTATATTTGAATCCGTAACTATTTTCTTTAGGTGCTTTTAATTGAAGAAAAACGTAACCTTTTCCGGGATAAAATGATGGCATAAAAGTTAAATTCCTTATGATCGGGTTCTCGTTAGATGGGAACTTTATAATTGCATTGTTCATTGCATCTGAAAGTGCTCGTCTTGAAAATCTTGGTTCTTTGGCCATTTCAAATATAGCGTTTTCCCCAGAGAACATATTTGAATTTCCTCCTAGAGTTTCCTCCAATGCATTATTGCATGTTTTAGTAATTATTTTGTCCCATAAATATGAATTTCGATCAGCTGCTTTCTTTGCAATATACGCTGGTGTTTTTATAAAATCGTTCCACTCACCTTCTCCAATATGTATAGCATCTATTTCTTCTTTTTCAGTTCCAATGTAGTGACTGTTATTAATTTCATTAAAATTGCATAAGTAGTGCGCTAATAAATCTTCTTCTCCACAATAAGAAAAGTACATATATTTTTTTATAGCTCTTTCTTTTTCTACAATATAACTTTTAAAATCAAAAAAAGTATCTAACTCCGATAATATTATGCTAAAATTATATGAATCAAAAATATGTACGGGATTATTGCGATCAATTGAGACTAAAAATGGTGTTTGTGAATCTATATTATAATCATTTTTATGAATACCTTTATATATAATAGCTAGACTCCCATTAATATTAGCACTAGAGATATTCTTACATGCCTCATCAGCCCCATGAGCAATTAATATTTTATGAATTTGAATATTATTACAATCATATGGAATCGGGAATTTTCTTTTCAAATCTTTATTAATAAATACATCTCTTTTACTTTTTATATACCTTTCAGCGCCGTGACAAGACTTTATTTGAGCAACTACAACATCTCGATACCATCTATTCCATACAATACTTGTATTACTTAATATTTCTTTTCCAATGAATTTTTCTCTATCGAAAAATATAAACATATGGTTATCAAATATTGCTAAAAGATCGCAAAGCTCTTTTTTATCGTCTCTATATGGGTTTGCGTAACTCCATAATCTTAAAAATGTTTTATCACACATTTGCGCAAGAAATGATTCTGTATGAGTTATTCCATGTGATTTTTCTATCATAAGATTCCTCTATAATTGATTTAGAATTCTTTAACAGTAATGTCTTAAATCAATATTGAAAGAATGAGCTATTATATTACATCTAAAATAAAAGTATAACTATAGAAAGTTTTAATAATTAAAAAAACTTGATGTACTACTAAAAAGCAAATTATAAAATAATAATGAGAAATATTACATCATCTTAAAAACCATATATTAAGATCATAAAGCTGCTAATAAAAGTTACTGAAACGCTAATGAATGCAAATACTTTCCAAATTACAAGTTCAATAACTGATAATCTTGTTGTCTGGATGGTCTGGGTCAATTTTTTGTCTAAGGCTTTCAAATATTCTTCTAAGGACTCTAACCGCTGCGAGAGCGCGTTCACGCTCTCCTGCAATTCTTGAGATTTCTGGTAGAGTTCTGGCAAGCTCTTCGACAAGCTCTCCACTGGCTCGCCTTGCGCTATCAAGCTCTCTTCGATAATCTTCAGCGACTCGTCTGCTTTCTGCCAAAGCTCCGAGGGTGTCATTGTAGAGGTTTCGCTGGTTCCTAAGGAGTCCTGAGTAGTAGCCAAAGGCCGTGCCTCCCCCCAGGACAACGCCAACGATGAAAGCAAAAACAACATTACGAAGGGTATTTTTCTCCACATTCCATCTCTCTATCAAGTTCAGGGCGGTAAAAACGCCCCTTTAAGGCATTGTCAGCGACATTCCCGCCGATGTACCCGACTGTGGCGAAGCTGATCGCATACACGATAGGACCGCCTACGATGCTAAGGGTTTCGGGGGAAGTGTAGAGGGTCACGAGGTACAACCCGGTAAGGATGATGATCCCGGTTCTCCACGATTCGGACTTGCGTACTTGCTTCATGCGGCCTTCTCTTCGAAGTGGGGGCAGTCTCTACGCCCCTTCCAGCGTGATCCCGGCTCAATCCTGTGGGCTACCGCAATTTCAGCCATGATCTCCCACCCAGGCCAGGAAGGAGGCGCCCACCAGAAGTTGACCCCATCTTTTGAAGGGGCGATATCGATAGCCAGGCCTTCCAAGTGCTTACTTTTCATCGTCCAGGTGTTAGGAGTCAGGGCTTCCCTATACCCGATGGCATAAAGACCTGCACGCTTATACATGGCTTTGACGAAATCGATAGCCATTATGCGATATTCAGTAGCGGCATACTTCGCCATGAGCCTGGAAGCGTAGGCTAAGTGGACATCGATATCCCGCTTAGTTTCCACGATGAGGAATCGGGCTACCCCAAGCTTTTTCAAGCGAGGTTCGCTATTCAGGGCATTGAGAAGCTTTATAGCCTTTGTGCGAAACGGCTCCTGCAAGTCTGCGGTATTCCGGCTCATGCGCATTCCCGGTCAAGCTTCTTCTCGATCTTCCCTAAGCCTTCAAGTACGTACTTCATATCCCGCTTAATCTCGGTTAAGTCGATATTGCTTGCGTTGAATTTATCTTCAAGGATATATACCCGCTTTTTAAGGTCGGTTATGTCATCACGAAGTTGTGTATTTACTTGTTCCCGCTTGCCGTCATTCATTGCCGTTGTTCGTTTTTCGATGCGAAAACGCTCAATGACGATGAGCGTTCCTAAAAGTGACGCGATGCCTACTATCATTGATACACTGCTATTCATTTCGGTTCCAAAGGCCAGATGATGTTTTCAGGGAATCCTATTTGCTGAGGGACAGCACGCAATTCTTGGATATAGATTAGGATAGGTTCAAGCGGCTCTGTAGGCGGCAGCCCTAAGGCAAGTTCATCATTATGCCTGTCCCGCCGCCACTGGATCGCCTTTATTTTACTATCACGTTCCATTCGCAGAGTATTAGCAAGTGCAATTGTCCGTTCTTCTTCAATTTGCAATCGGGTCTTACCAGACAATTTCATGGTAGCCTCCGGTATCCCAGGGTTGGCATATTCGCGTGTAAAAACGCCTAACGGTAAGGAAAAGCTCACCATCTTCGCGGTGCGCCTCAAGAATTTTTTCTCCTGTCTGCGTCCTTATTTCTGGAAATTCAACAGAAAGCTCATCAAATTCAAAAGCCTTTCCGTCTATACAAACTGAATTTTTATCAAAAGGGATTATCTCGGTATCGGGTGAAGCATCAATGTTAGCGTATTCATTCCACTTAATTGGGCTGTATTTAATTTTCATTACTTCCACCTACCGACAGCCATCATTTTGATTTCAATATAGAGCGTTGATGTCCAATTGCTTGATATTGCACAGCCCCATTTAGTTGTTTCAGCGCCAATAGAATAGACCTCAAATCTTGCTCCTCCTGGAGGTGGGCCACCCTCGGAGCCGGAGACGGTAAGGCATGGCTTACTACTAACAAATGGGATGGCAAAATCATACTGATAAACAATCCCGCCACTTGGACCCGAGGAAGCTGGAATGGTAGTAGTCACTTGCTGGTATTGAATTAGTGTTCCATCACTAAATTTTATGTACGTGCCATTAGAGTTCTGCCCGACTTCGACGATGCCAGCACCGACGGTAGTCTGAAAGCTTCCGATAGGTATTGAAGAAAAATACGAGTTGTCACGCTTATACCTGAAATACTTATCGGAGCCAGAAGCTATTACATAGGAAAGCAAGGTTTTACCGTTGCCTAGGACCGATGCCGCAATATCCGGCGCACTTCCTGATCCGACAGCCCATAAGTGGGAGTTTGAACCCCATGAACCTGAGGAATCCATTTTTTTGGAGTGCAGGTTTCTCGGGTTTCCATTTACTACGAAATAATAGCAGAGACTCTTATCAGGTCTTTTCGCTAGAGCGCTGACAAGAACGTTATCAGCGACAAGAACGGAAAATGCACTCCATGAACCTGAAGGACTCCTTGTAGCGACGATCGCGTAATGGTCGCTCGTTCGACTATAAATCATTACCACTTCGCCGGAATCCCGCCTGACAAGCGCGATATGATAGTTATATGTATTATCGCTACCAATTTGGGTAAAACTGGAATACGAACCATCTTCATTCACAATCAGTTCGTAAAAAATTCCATTACTTTCAATAACGACGAGCGCCGTGGTATTCGATATAGCGCACATGCCGATGGCATCAATATAGCCGGGTGCAGTTATTGTTTGGATTTGCGCCCAAACGCCGTTCGTTTCCCTGGTAAATCTGACAATGCTAGAATTAACTGCGTCACATAAGAGCACTCTTCCGCTATTAAAGCAACATACAGGCCCAATATTTTCCCAAGCATAGATGCTACTACTGACTTCATTCCCTGACGAATCAAACACGGTCGCGGAACACCAGGAGGCATAGGCGCGCCCAACGATAAGGACACCTCCATCCATAAGCGGAGTTGAAAATAACTGGCCGTCAGCCTTTCCTGATAGAGGACTAAGTGTAAACGCGGTTTCATTGCCCCAGGTGCCGCTATCAACCCAGGAACCTTCGTAGGAGACAATAGTTTTAATTAAGTTGGCATTGAGTGAGAGTATATCGGCGCTATTGAATGATGCCCCTACGCCGAAGAATCTCCCATCGCCGCCAATGTATGCTCCTACTCCACCGCCGGGATTATTGCCATATTCATCATACCCCCCGGAAAAGATCGCTCCTGTGCTTTCCAGCTTCATTTTTAGCAAGTAAAGAAACTTCACCATAAGGGTTTCGAACGAAGTAGAGCCGCCAATATAGTGGCTTGATATTCCGTAACCGCGTTGCACGGCATCAAGAACATACAGCCAGGTCCTAGCGATCTGATCAGGAGTCGGGCTAGGCAGCTTGTTCCAGATAGAAGCGCTGTATTGATACATCCCGCGCTCAGATACATCGGCAGAATAAAAGACAGCAAGGCTTCCATTCTCCATCCCCTGAAGCGAAGCTCTGTCAGCATAGGGGAAAAGCCCTAGGCATTTTGGGGCATCGACTCCTTGCGCACCCGGGAGTCCTTGCTTTTGTTTTGCCAGGCTGAAGCGCTTTGTGAATGTCGGCCACCCTGCCCTGGTTGCGGTGAAATCGACAGAGCCAGTATCGGCAGTCATGCCTGTGACTGTGTAGGTCCTGACTGACAGCGAGCCTGTGATCCCGCTTGAAGCGGTCACTGACACCGAATAGAAGCTGGAAATATCATCGTTGCCTAAGAGGATTGAGAGTGTCGAAACCGTCCCAGAGAGGTCAGGGCTAGAGCCGTCTGAGTTGCAGGGAACAGGATGAGCCTCGTTAGAAAGAACCGCTACAGGAGAATCATTCTGATCATAGAGGGTTATGCTCCCAACGCCGACTACGCCCACAGAATCACTGCCTAGTAGTTGGGGTTATTCGCATCGACATAGATCACACCCATGCCGTCAATGTCATCGCCAGTCACCGCAAGCGCCGCAGTCCCGGTTGTCGTCTTCTGCCCGGCGGCAGCTCCGTTCCCGGCATAGACCCACATCTTGCCGCCAGCAAACTGATTGACGGTAGGGGCGCTTGAAGAAAAGCCGTTGACAGGCGAGCGAAGCACCGTGGTGGTCGTAGTCGAGCCAGAGCCGACTTCATAGGATTTGATCGTGAGGCCGTCGGCTGAGATAAGCCTAATTACATCGCCAGCTACGAGCGCTGAAGAGAGCGCGGCATGGGTCACGTTGCCAGTAATCCCGGCGGTATTCGCGGATACTGCTTTCGCCGCACTTGTCCGGGTAGTATCGATGAACCCTGACTTAGCCCCTTCCTTGTCATAGAGCTTGGCGGTGAAGGTGTAAGCGGAAATATCAGTTACTTTCGTCCCGCCGTACCACACTTCAAAAGTCAGGTTTTTAGAGCCGTTGCCGTTCTGGAACACCTGACCGTTCGAGGCGTTCACCTTCACGTCATAGGGGTCTGAGACATCATAGACCACGAAGTTGGCGGTGAAGATATTGCTATCAGCGTCCTTTGCCTGGACCTGGAATAAGCCTATGTCCGTGATCGCGTCTTCCCTGATCACGATGGACTTCACATCCGCCCAGGTTCCATCGGCGGGATTCGTGGCCGTGCCTCCGGCGGTGGTCTTGAAGGTGATCTTGCCGCCAGAGACAAGCGCGTGATTCGCGTCCAGCTGATTCTCAGGGGCATAGGGAGAGACAAACCATTTGTAGGTGACGCTTGTATCATCAACGCCAGTGACGCGCATGAGATCGGCAAAAATCTGCGCGGTATTCTTAGACCCGGAAGCTGCCTTTTCAATCGCCGTCTGTCCCCGCACCAGGACATAAACAGCGTTCGAGCCAGCTTTTACGCAGTTGAGCGACAGCATCGCGTTGACGTGGGTTACAAGCCCGGTCACCGGGTCGGTGTAATCGCCTTCAAAGTAAATGTTGTAAATGGGGTTCGCTGGATCAATGTTAGTCGTTTTATTGATTGTCGAAACATTGGTTCCTAGATCAGTGCCGCCTAAGGTAGTTCCCCACTTTCGGTTAGAGAGGTTTCCTACGATGTTCACACCGTTCACATAGACATAGGCGGTCAGGACGTTCGCCGTGGACGCATAGTTGGGATTATACGAAGTCGAAGACTCATCCTTGGTATACACCTGGGTGAGTCCCTTGGAAGCGCTGATTATCGCGGTGACAGGAGCCGCGTCATTATGATCGTAGAGGGTTATCTGCCCTGTGCTTACTACACCCATTTCTGTACTCCTATTCTAGTATTTCCAGGGTATAAGTAGCCCTGGCGTTCATGCTGTCAGTTGTTACTTCAATTGTTCTATAGCCTGTCGCGTGATTCTGATTCCAGGTGAAATCGTCATTAGGGGGAAGAAGCGGAAAGAAGGACTGCCGTTTCCAGGAGAAAGCGGAATCAGGGAGTACGTCGGTTATTTCCAGGCCGTTCTTAAACACCCTGGGGATGAGCGTTGTCGATACCGACTGCCCCGGACGGAATTTATCACCGTTCGTCGATTGAATATCCGTTGCGATATTAGGCCGTATGTACCATACCCAATCCTGTAAGCTCCCTTCGTTCTCGCCGCGGTCGCGCATCGCGATATAAATTGCGCCGCCCTGGACCCAGAAATCCCCGGTGCTATACGGTCCAGAAGGGGTTTCCTCGCCATAGATGAAGCGGCTTGTCTCGTCATGGGTGGGATAGGGCGAGCCGTCCTCCTGGAACATTTCGCCCCTCACGATGAGCTTTGATTCTGACTCATCCCATTTCGCGCCGTTAAAGCCTTCATCGTAGCGCCCTATGACGACATCCCCCTCATGCTGACCGTCAACAAGAATTTTCAGCACGTCCTTGTAGGAAGATGAAAGGGAGTCCCATCGGCGGACCCTGAGCGCATGTTCAGCATCGGGAAAAACTTCAAGCTTTGATCTATCCCCTTCGGCGGTTGCGTACCGTCCTCCAATAGAATCAAGCTTGTCTTTAGGGTTATACCCCGGCTCGAAGGTTGCTGAAGCGCCAATGTAGACCGGGTCCCTGGCGATAACGCGGAAGAGCGAGCTTTCATCATTCGTGACAAGTTCGCCTAGAAAGCGCGCGCCTGTGATAGGATTCTTCTGGTAATACTGCCCAGGCTCCACGACCGGGCTTACCCGTTCGACTGACAGCGCTCCTGAAACGCTTAAGTACACGAAATAGCTTTGGGATGGTCGTCGGGGAGTGAGCCAGAAATCGCTTCGCAGGGCAACTTCACTAGGAAGGCTTACGATCTTCCCGCGAATCGAGGCAACCCCTGGCGAGATATATGCGACAGCCTCCCTGATAGACAGGTCCAGCCCGAAGATATAGCCGGGGGGAAGGCCTGTGATCGCGGATTCCTGCCGCCGGGAAGTTTCGATTTGCTTTATTCGCTCAACGTCCGAAAGGGTTCTCACAAAAGCTTAAGTCTCCTGAAGGTCTTCTCCATCTGCCGCCTTGAATTCAATGACCGGGATTTATACCCGGCACTTTTTTTCTCCGCCTTTGTCTTCTCATCTAAGGCCTGGTAGTAAATCCCTTGCGCCCTCTTATACCGTTCCTCTTTCTCATCTACATTCGTTGCTCGTATTCCTGCATAGAAGGAAAGGGCGTTCCAGAGCGCCCTCGTCTTATCAGCGTTTGTCGCTTGCTTACCGACTTCTGAAAGTAATACATCTGTATCAATGTTCAATACTTTTGTAACACTTTTTGGACCAGAAAGCAATCGGTCTATGGTCCTAATTTGCGGAGCTACCGCTCTGATCGCTTCAAGCACATTGCTGTCTACTAAGAGCCTTCCGTTCTCGCCGCGCTCGGCGGCCTTCTCTCCGAAAAGCCGCAACACCGAATCGGTCACCGCTAAGGCCATGTCCTCGGCAAGCCCTGAAGTCTCCTTTGTCCGCTTATCCCGATCATCTTTCTGAGCGTAGTCATACAGGGACAGCCCGGCTTTGATAAATGGATGGGCGGAATCGATCATCGTGGAAATAAAGGAATCAAAGCTGTTGCCGACCGCTTCTTTTAACGTCGAGCCTCCCCTGAAAGGAATTTTGTTTAGGTCATTCATGGGAAGCTGAGGGTACAAGAATATGATTTCGTCATCATCATTGCGGCCTAACGGCACCGCGCCTTCTTCCCGCATGTAGGAGGGCATCTTCTCCATGTCCACGGATTCATCGCTGACGCTTTTAATAAGCTTCTGGGGGAGCGCCATCGTAGGCCAGTTCTCGATTGCCGTGATCTGCCCCACCTGATTGGCGATATTGCGCCTTAACCAGGTGTAGAAGGGGAATACCTTCTTTAGCGTGTTCTTTTCGAAGTCGGTTAAGTCTTCATAATCGATAAACCATTTTTTCGATTCATTCTTGGCGTATTCAAGCACAGAAGGGGAGATGGAGCCTTCCTTCGCCATCTTCTTAGCCCCTATGAGGAAGGAATCCATCTTGGCAAAGCTCTCGATGTGCGCCCCGACTTCCCGGGAGGCTTTGCCCACACGTTCAATGATGTTCTGCTTGCCTGTCCCTAATAGATCAACCACCGCCTCCTTGGTATCCCGGCCTCCGAAGCTTAACGATATGATGCCTTTCTTCCGGGCGTATTCGGCAAGCTCGCCTAAGGTGTGGCCGCCGTAGGTTTTAGAAAGGGCTTTTCTTACAAGCTCCTCTTTAAGCCCTAACTGCGCGGCTGCCTTTTCTATGCCGTTTAAGCTCACTAAGGTAGCGATTCCGGCATCCTTCGCGGTTTCTGCGTCGATTGCGTCAAAGCCGTGTTGCTGGAAGAGGGTCACCATGTTCGAATAGAAGTTCCGCAGGTGGAATCCGGGATTGGAGGTCACGGTTGTCTTCCACAGGTGAGTGAAGCCTGAAAAGGCGTTTTGCAGTGCCTGGATATCCGGGTCATTGGAGGAAAACTTCAAAGTCCTGTCGATGATCGAGGCCACATGCTCATCAAAGAGGTAGCCGGAGAAATAATTGTCATCTACTTCCTCTAAGCCTAAGAGCGATGAGTACTCCTCCCAGGCCATGTTCTTTTGCATCGCCCGGCCTTCCTTGTGAGAGGCAAGGATATCTTTAGAGGCTTCATCTGAGTAGGCGATAAAGCCTTCTCCTTGCGTGTGAGGGCGGGAGAAGGGGTCTACATGCTGGCTCGGCACGCTGATCTCGTCGATCTTTATCCCGAAAGGCTTGAAAGCCTCGATCATGTCCACGCGTTTAGAAAGCTTATAGTGCTGTATCACCCTCGATGCCAGAATTTCATCCAAAGAAAGATTCGTGGAAGTGACATTATCGGCAAAAAGCCCCGCGATTTGCTCGTCCGGCATGTCCACGATATCGCGCAATGCCCCGGCTTGCGCCTGGATTGACCTAAATAGCCCCTTCTTCTTTGTCTTCGTAAAAGCCTGGGAGGAAGTGCCGATCTTACGCCCCGGACCTACAGGAGTCGGGGAAGCGCCTTGGGAGACAAAGGCAAGATAATCAGGGAGCGCGCGTATCTCATCGCTGTAGCCTAAGGAAGCCCACACGTCTTCAGCCTGTTTTAGACTTCCAAAGACGCTAGTCACTTCCACGTCGATGCGCGCAAGGGCTTCTAAATTCTCATCCGACAGATCAATATTCTGCCCTGTTACTGTCTTTACTTTGTCAGATGCCGCCCGGATGAAGGTTGGAAAATCCATGTCCGCAAACTTCATCCGCTGCCCGATTTTCTCTTTTAAGCTCTTTAGGTAGACGTACTCCCTTTTATCCTCGTCGGTGAATTCAGAAAGCTTTTCTTTTATGTCTTTCACTGATTTCTGGATTGAGTACTGTGCGCTCTCAGATGCGTCACGCGCTTTAATTTTAAGCATGGTCTCATAGGGGTTGGAGAAGCCTAAAAGCCTTCGCACTCTTCCTATGGGGGAATTATTCATTAACGACCACCAGGCATCGGAATAGGTGGTCCCCTTTTTGTTTAAGACAGCCTGTTTGCTCCCCAGGGCTGTTTTGAAAGCATCCCACTGCTTCATCGCGGAATTAAAGCCTTCATGGGTGGATGAGTTTAATTCCTTTCTAAAGAGCTTGAAGGCCGACTCCCCCGCATGGTCGAGGACCGAAAAAGGATTATCCCACGCTCTAAGATCAATCTTTGAATAAAGGTCCGAAGATTCTAAGTGCGTAAGAAGGCCGTTGTCGCTAGAAAACAATTCCCGAATCCGTGAATTTTTTATACCTGAAAGGATATCCTTTTCACCAGAGAGCTTTGCCCTTACCACGCGTTGGGCGGCATCTTCAATTTGGCTAGCATGCTCGTGCAGGAATTCCTGCTTTGCACGGGTCTTCTCGATAAGGAGCTTACGTAAAGTCTCCGATTCGTTGCCGACTATTGTCGAAAGGCTTCGCTCCGATGATGCTCCTTTGCTGTGCGCGTACTTAGAATAGTCTCCCTTTTTTGTGAGCGTCTCGATCCTGTCGTAAAGCGCCTTGTCATAGCTGTCCTTCCAGCCTTTAATCCTGGAATTCACCAGTTCCCCTTGGGGGTTATAGGGCTTATCATCGAGAGCTTTTAGGAAATCCCCTTTTAGTTCGTCCTTGGATTTTCTAAGCGCCTCCTTGTAATACCGGGAATACTCCTTGGCGAATGTTCCGTCTTTCGCCCATTTCCGGGCATACTCTAAGGCCTCTTTCGACTTTCCAGTCTTGCGAAGCGTTTCCAAAAATTCCTTGTCAAAGCCTTCCCGGAATAACTTTAGATCAATGACAGGGTTCGCGGCTCTGGCGATCATCCGCATTTCAGCGCTTGCGCTGGCGGCGGCTTTGGCGGCGTTGGTCGCCCCAAAGCTGACATAATTCGCGGGGTCTAAGACGATATCGGCTAATGTGCCTGTCGCCCACCTAAAGGCCTTATTGCCGAAGGCTGGCGTTCCTCCCTTTACTCCGCCTTCTCCGAACATGCCTTTATAGGAGGCATCCTCCTCATCGCCCCAGAAGACCTTTCGAAAGCTTTTCTCTCCTTCCGGGGTGAAGCTTGTAAGGATGTCCTTCATGTACTCGGTAAAAGGGACCCTCTGGCCTCGAAGGGACTGCATGACATTTTCTGCCGTATTCGCGCTGATATTGTTCCCGATGGACAATAGATTCAGCGCCCATTCCACAGGCGTGTGGCGCTTCTCATCCTCCTCACGCTTGGCGCGGGACCACTGGACATAGGCCTTCGTCTCCGGGGATACGGAAGACTTCCTTCCGTACTTCCCTCGCTGATTCATATAGTCCTGATAGGTCACCGTGCGCCGCCTACAAAGTTCTTAACGCCCCGGTCCTCAGGGTTGGAGCCATTCGGCTGCCGGACTCTGCCGAGGGCTAAGTCATTCATGTACTCTTCCCAGGAGGTATACGGCGCTGGCGGCGGGGCGGCGTTGGCATTGCCCCCTAGCACGCCTAGGTTAGGCTGACCTATCGCCTTTGTATCCTTTGACGCGGCAGGGGAGGTGAGAGAGTAGCGTTCCAGGGAGCCGGGACCGTTTATCATCTCGAAAGCACGCTTGGCGTTCTCGGCAAGGTCGGTTTTCCCCGAAGCGGCGAACCCGGTATAGTCCATGAAAAGGAATTTGGACGCTTCCGCGTTAATGAGGGCGGGGGAGGGATTCGCCTTTCCGCTTGTCGCCGCAAGGCTCGCGCTTGCCGAATCGATGGCGGTGGTATAGGCGCTGGATGAGGAGGAATACACGCTGTCGATTGCCCCTTCGGTATCCTGCTTGCCGCGCATGGTGGTGATGGCTTGCTGTCCTGCGGCTTCAATCCCCGCTACATCGATTCGATTCTGGCGGTCCTTACCAGCTTCCTCTGCCTCATAGCCTTGCTGGTCATTCTGAAGGGCAAGATCAAGGCCGTACTTCTTATCGAGGGCGGAAAAGTCTATCGCGCCCTTTTCTCTCATCATGGAAAGATCGTGCAGAAATTCTTTTTCAAGCCGTGCATCCTGGGAGGATGTCCTAAATTTCTCCAACGCCATTTCCTGGTCCCGGTCAAGCTGGTTCTGCTCCTTGGTAAAGGAAAGTTCGGTAGTAAGCTGATTGTCCTGGAATTCCTGCTGGTCATCCTGCAAGGCGCTCTCATGCGCCTGGGTGTCATTAAGGAGGGCTTCATCAAAGCCGTATTTGGTTTTTAAAAGCTCTGCGTCAATAACACCCTTTTCTTTCATCACGGCGATATCGTTTAGAAGTTCCTGCGCCATGCGGGAGTCCAGCTTACTTTCTTTAAACGAGGTTAATCCCCATTCCTGGACTCTATTTAACCGTGCCTGATTCTCCGTAAAGTCCTGCGCGTCATCCTGCATCGCCGCTTCATGCGCCTGGGTGTCATCTAATAGAGAAAGGTCAAAATTATATTTAGTCTGTAATAGCTCAGTGTCGATAACACCCTTTTCCCGCATGAGCGCGATGTCATTGAGTAACTGGCTGGCGGTCCTGGAATCAAGTTTATTTTCCTTGAACGAGGTAAGCCCCCATTCCTGAACCCGGTCAAGCTTTTTCTCCTCAGACTGCCATTCCTGGGAATCATCCTGCATGGCCTTTTCATGGGCTTGAGCGTTCTCTTGCAGGGCTTCGTCATAGCCGTACTTTTCTTTAAGGTGGGTAGAATCAATGGAACCCTTTTCCCGCATGGCGTTAATGTCATTCCAGAATTCCGTTTGGAGCCGGGAATCGAGCTTGCTTTCCTTGAACGCGGTAAGTCCCCATTCCTGCGCCCGGTCAAGCCGCTTTTCTTCCGATGTCCACACGCGTTCTGACGCGGCTTCCGCTGATCGGTTTTCATGCTCCCTCTGCACGAGTTCCAGGGCGTTTTTGTGGGCTGACTCCTCCCGTTTCGGGGCAAGCTTTAGGCTGTCATAGACATCAAAGCCCGCTTTCGCAAGGCTTCCGGCGCTCTGCAACGCGCCTGTGATATTCCCGAAAAGATTCTGGCGCTTTTCCATGGCAAGCCGTTCTTCTTCTCGGGCGTCTTCTTTTTTCTTTTGCCTCGCCCCGATCAATAGTTGCAGAGAGGCGTTATTCGCGTCAAAGAGTCCCATGTAGTTCTATCCTTATTTAAAAAGCCCGATGATCGCCCCGAGTACGCCTAAGCCAGCGCCGATTACCTGCCCTCCGGGGATGACTGACGCAAGGCCGCCTAACGCGCCTAACGCGCCGCCTGCCCCTGTCGCAAAGCCGCCTTTGGCCTGTTTTGCTTTCTCTGCTTCCGATTCATCGCGCAACGTCCTCTCTTTCCGGGCTTTAATGAGCGCGTCCTGGCTGGACGCAAGCGAGCCGAATAAATCATGCTCTCTCTCTTCCCCTGTAAGCGAAGTTCCAAAAAATGACATCTTGCTTTTTCCTTTATTCCCTAGCGGCTTGTCACAAGGGCATCCTGCGCGATGATCGCATCAAGGAGATTTCTAATCGGGGATACTTCCTGATTCGCCAGGTCTATCCATTTCTGGTAGGCTTCCTTGTTCTTTACTTCCATGGCGGTTATCTGGGCGTATATGACATCAGCAAGCTCTGTTAAGTGCTGAATCTGGGAGGAATCCCGGGATGCTATCTGGCTTAAGGTAGCCGCGGAGGCTTGGAAGGCGTTATAGCGCTCGGCGCGTAAGCCTTCCTCATACTCCGCAAGGCTTATCCTTCCTTGCTCTAAGAGGCTGTAATAGCTTTCAGCCTTATTCTGGTAGTTCTTTTCTTTCCGCGCCATTTCCGCGTTTAATAGCCCTACTTCATTCTGGGTCCGCAGATCGCTTATTTTCGAGCGCACTTCATCGGCGGCGGCAAGGTAGGCCATCGTCGAGCCTGTGGAGGAGCGGATGCTGTTAAGGGTTCTTTGCGCCTGTGCCAGTTCCAATGCGACGGACTTGTCCCCTGCTCTCTGGTAAAGCGCCTTCTCCTCTTCGGTAAGTCCTTCCTGCCCGGAAAGTCCTTCGTCCACGGCGCTTGAAAGCGCTGACATCCTGTCCCTGTAGTCAGAGCCTGATAGCTCGTTTAAGCGCTCATACTCTGCTTCCGTATCATCGCTGGTGATCCCTCCTGTGACGGCGGTTTGCGCATTCTTCATCTTTGTAAGCGCGTCCAGGTAATCAGCGGATGGACTACTTGAAAGGGTGGAAAGCTTTGAAGTTATATCGGCGTTCTGCGCTTCCAAAGCGGAAGTGTCATCGTAGGCCTGGATAAGCTTGCCTGTGGCGGTATCGTAGATACCCGGCGCTCTTCCTTTGCTGTCCCCGGGAAGCACGGTTTCATAGCGCAGTTCCCCGGATCGGTTTTGCATCGCCTGTTTAAGCTCGGCTATTACCGCGTCCACTTGCTCAGGATCGGAGAAATCAATATCCCCGATAGTCAGGCTTTCAGGATTCGCCTTTATGATGGTAATAAGCTCGGCGGTTGTCTTCTTAGGCTGTCCATTCGGCAGGGTTTGCGGTTTTGTTTCAGTTGTAGGTGAAGGAATTGTAGCAAAGCCGTCCGGCGCGCCGTTGGCATCTGCGTCTAACGCGGCATTTCTTCTTGCCCTGGCTCTCTCCCTTGCTGTGCGGGAATCATGCACAATGTTTGCTTCATCAAAGACGAAGGGAGTGTAGGGACCGTAGGCTTCGTCGGGAAGTGAGCTGTTTACCGCAAGCGAGGAGCCTACTAGGGAGCGAAACGGATCATCCTCAAATTCCTTAAGGTTTTCGCCAAAGGCTTCAGGGCGTTTTTTTAGCATCTAAAATGTTCCTTCTTTTATGCCAAGCGCGAAGCCTGAAAGCCGCGCCCCATTGTCCGAGTACGAAGAAATCCTTACTTGCAGCGCCTCTCCGTCAGTGTCATAGGGAAGGCTTACATACCGGGCAAGATCAGGCTTCTTAAGCCAGAGCATATTCGCCCTCACCGAATCCGCGACAAACTGGATTAGGAATTCTCCCTCCTCTTCACCGTGCGTTATCCCCATGGGTTTAAATCTGAAAAACCGCTTCAGGGACCCCGGATACCCGAAATCCATGTGTTTGGTGCGCATTTCCATCGGGATTGGATCTCCTGCATCCGTTGTCCCGGAGAAGAGCGTATAAAGACTGTCCTCTTGCCATGCGGCTAGTTCGTTCACGTCGTTTCGTGCGCCTAAGCCTTGGAACGCGTGGCGGGTGAATTTAAAGACCGAGACAAGAAAATCCCCGGCTGAGTTTTTGCGTAAGGTTGAAGGGACAAACAGGTAGCCGTTGCCGCTTGCTATGAGAAGGTAATTTCCCTTCTGACAGAAGGCAGCGCATGAAGGCTGTGCGAATTTTCCTTTAAGCTCTTTGGCTATGTGGCCGCTTACAACGGCGGTCGTTACGCCGTCATACAGGATCACGTTTTCGCCTGAGATAAATAGTACCTGGTTTTCAAACGGCACAACGCTGTCCGCCTGGGTGGTTCCGATATCCGCGATCCGGGTTACCGTGGGGTTATTAAGAGAGTTTCCAGAAAAGCCGTAGAGGGTGCGCTCTTTAAAGACAAGCATCGAGTCTTTGAAGTTTAGAAGCCGCTTAATCCCTTTGCCGCCTTCAATGAAGACTTCCACGTCATCCGCGCGCCAGCCTGAGAGCGCATCAGGCGGGGAGAAATTAACAACATTCCCTGCCGCGAGGCACAGCATTGAACGGTAGACAGCCGCATCCGTGGGGTTTTCGTTGCCTGTTATCTGGGTTACATACTGCGTATGATGGATAGCTTCAATCCTGCCGGAAGGGGATTCCCCTTCTAATAGAAAGGATACTTCGACGACATACTGGCCTTTAAAATGGTTTTCTAGGGTGGAAGGGGTGAAGGTTATCTGGGTGCCTTCGAATTCCAGGTCAAATTCAATGACGATGCCGTCGGTAAGCGTAAGGACTGTAGGTTGTACTTCCTCCCATCCGCTTGAGGTGGAAATTCTCACCGTGGCGCTTATGACAGGTGCGCTTACATCCTTTATCTTGATGCGGTTGAACACTAAATCTGAGGCTATGTAGAAGCCTTCTCCCGATGAAGGAGCGAGCATCCAGGGTTCACCTGACTGCGCGGGGATGGTTGCGTCCGTATAGGTGCCGAAGGATGCTCTTCCTGCATTCCAGTCATAGTATTCCCGTGTTCGGATATCCAAGGCATCGAGGGAGGATTCAGAATATGAATTGTTCAAAAATTGAACAATCGATGCTTTTGAATACCCGGCGGTCCCTACTATAACAATCGCCCCTGCGTACTCGATCATCCTCACTTTGGTTTCTTGTGCGGAAATGAGCGTGAGGGGGAGAGTGTCATAGCTTTCGCCGTTCTCGATCTGAAGCCATACCTGAAAGGTCGTATCCTTGGTGACGACATAATCCAGCGCCGCCCCTGTTATATCCGAACGCAAGAATCCCAGAATCGTATGACCTTCAAAGCGGTGCCGTAGTGAATAACCTTCCCGCATGGTTAGGCCGTCATGCCAGTAGCAGTTCTCGGCTAACAGAAGATCAGAGTCAGCCATGAAGGAGGAGGGCGTATCGGTGTGGAATCCGCCTGAAAAGTCCTGAAATGTCTTGATCGTTTTCGGCATGTCAGCGTCCGAAGATTGAAGGATTGGCGTTCGCCTGGTCGATGTTGTACCGCTGAATTTCATTGCGGTAATTGGCTAAGTTCCTCGAAGCCTCATCGTATTCAAAGTTCTCTTCGGACAGCTTCGAAGCGGCTAGGTAGACTAAGGCAAGGTGTGCTTTTTCTGGCAATTCAGGTGCGTCGGTATCGAGGACCAAATCATTAGGAAAGCGGTCATAGATCAGTTTCGCGGTAAGCTCGGGGGCAGAGGCCTTTCTATTAAAAAGGATTTTCCCTCCTGATACGAAGTACAGTTCCGGGGTCCCTTCAATGTCCGATTCAGAAAGCATCGTCAAAGACCCCTTTTTAAGCTCATTCCGGGCGATAAAAAGATGATGGAGCGCAAAGAAGCCTTGCGGCGTTGCGATCTGGTTGCCTGTAAACGGCACGTCCAGGACTTCCGTTATCCCTCCTGCATCGATCACGAATTGGCGCATGGCTTCGTTAAGCCAGTCAGTGACCACTTCATTGGGAACATTCGTCCCGGTGCGTGAAAGCCGCCTGGCCTTTTCAATCATGTTTGAGAGAATCATGCGCTCACCTTCCCTCTGACCATGACCGGGAAGAGCATCGCCTTATCAAGGCTAAGGGCGTAGCCGAAGGCGTTAGCCGGGCGTATCGGAGCTTCGGCCCCTTCCACCGCCCCGGATGCTTCATAAAGCCATGCGTTTTCCCTTCTAATAGAAAGGATGGGTCCTATAACGCCGCCTATCTGGATGGTGCGCTCTACATTCTTGCTCATGGCAGTAGGATTCCAGCCTACGTAGAATTCCTCGGCCTCCGATTCGAAAGGATGAGCGACAAATCCTGATGGCGCGAAGGTTATCTTCATGAGGGTGCAGGAAGGGATGTACGAGTGCGCCTTCGCGGTTACAAAAACGGACCCGTCCGCGCCGTAGAGAAGCGCAAACCAGGGAGATGAGCCATTGCGGACGAGTCCAGTCATTTCGTTACGCTGCCTTCTCAATCCCGGTGAGTCCGTTGAATACAAAGGACGTGTGCCTGTATTTCATGACGGTGTTCCCGGAGAAGGACATTTTCTTGACTAGGTTGTTGGGGTAGTTTTCCAAAGGCTCCCAATCAACGGTCTTGAAGTTAAAATCGGGGTGAATCTGGAATTCGAAGGCGTTCATGTCCAGGCCGAAGAGGTATCCTGCGGGGCAGAAAGGATCGGCAAGGATGGTCGTTCCCTCGAAGGTGACATTGGTGAAGCCCATGTCGGCGGTCTCTTTGTCAGAGGTGCCTTCGTACTTCGTGGCAAGCCAGATTTTTTCCTTCAGGGTGGCAAGGATATCCTCGGTGGTCAGAAGGAATTTAGGTTTCTTACCGCCGAAGGTGGATGCGACAATGGCCTTATAGAGCGACTTCTTGCCCTTCGCCACATCGTCTGAATACAGGTCAAGGACGGTCCAGTCAGTCCCGGCATAGACCTTCGATTTCCAGTTAGGCGCGTCTACAGGGTCGATTCCTGCGTACTTCTGGGCAGAGACTAGGAAGGTAAGAGGAGAAATCATATCAAGGCAGGTCTCGACGTAGGCATCCGTGGAATACAGGTCCTTCGCCATCTTGTCCTCATAGTCCTCCTGAAGCTCCACGTATTTGTCCTTTAAAAGGGACACGATCTGCGCTTCTCCGACGTTCTCCACGCGCTCCTGCCAGTTGATTTGCGTGGAGCCGAAGTAGAATTTCCATCCCGACTTCGCGGCGGTCCGGCTGTCGCCCACGCCGTAGGTCACAGGGGCGGCGGGGTCTACACCTTTAACCGCGCCGTTGCCAGACATTGCGGTATAGCGGACAGGCCACTGGATATGGGTTCCGCCTTTTACTTTCACCTGGTTGCCCTTCTTCAGTTTTTTAAAGAAAGGGCAGTTGTCATAGGCTATGTTGATAAGCGCCTTCTCAAAGTACTGGCGGCTTACGGCATTCGCCTGGGAAATCTCTAGAGCCATCTATGCGTTTCTCCTTATCTGTTAGTAGTTGTTAGTGCAAACCCGCTAAGGCGGCTTGCTCGGCTTCTTCCATGCTCCTATACGAGCCGGAAGCTTTCGGCACTGGACCGCTGCCCGGAAGGACTCTGGCAGCGCCTTTCGCCTGAATCCGGTCAACGATTTTCTTTTCCATCTCTAAGGGATTCTGGATGTTCCTGCCCTTAATCGAGTGATAGAGGAGGTCAAGGATCGCCTCGGAATCGCCTTCGGAGAGGATTTTTAACGCGCTCTCAATCTGAGGCTCATCGAAATCCTCGTACCGGGTTTTAAAGGAGTCATACAGCTTCCGCTTGGCTTCCTCCTGCTCCCGGTTCTTCTTCCAGCCTTCCATGTCGGCAAGCTTTTTCTCCAGTTCGGCGTACTTCTCATCCGCATACTGCCTGGCTCCGTCTAACGCCCCCCTCGCGGAAGGACCGTTTTTTACGGCTTCCTGTAGCTGGCGGTAAATGTCCGGGTTGTCGCGCAGGAATTGGTTGTACTTGTCGTACTTGGCTGACTCCTCCTTGCGCTTGGAATCCCATTCAGCCCTCTGCCGCTCATGCTCCTCCCGCATCTTCGCAATTTCTGCTGTCTTGCGGGTGTAGTCTGAGCGCATCATGCCCATGTTCTTCCACTCTTTTAGGAATTCATCCTTCGTCTTGTACGACTTTCGCACGCCTTTCTCATCGTCAAGGTCAAGGAAAGTACCTGGGTCTACTTGTCCTGCCGAAGCAGGGGCGCTCTCAGCGTGTCCGGGTGAGAGATCAGTGGAAACCGTGTCGGCGCTCTCGCCGGGGCTTCCGCCGCCCACGCCATCGGGGCTGAAATAGGTACGTATGAACATCTGTTATCTGCCTCCATACATCATTAGGTCTTCAAGCGATCCTGATTCCTGGCTCATCCTGCCCTGGCTTCCGAGTCGTGTTGCTACAGGGTCAGGTATCGGGCTTGCTGAAGCCGCCGCTTTCATCTTGTTTAAAGGATTCGCCTTTTGGGTCTCCCGCTGGACCATCTCGGATAATTGGGTGACAGGACCCTCAACATCGACACCGAGAGTGGAAAAAAGCTCCCGCACGCTCATGTCCTTGCGTAGCATCCCGCGCTCAGCCATGAGAAAGGCATCCTGGGGATTCATCACAGAAAGCCCTTCATCCATCGATTGCGGCACGCTCTTCTGGGGGGACATCCCTATGCCGGGGTCTATCGGGTTAGGCAACCGCTTCCTCCTTCACTTGTGCGTCTGAGAGATCGTTTAAAAGATTCTGAACCATCGCCTGATCTTCAGGCGCGTCGGGATTGCCTCCTCCCGCTTCGGCCTTCGCCATCTGCTCTTCCTTCTGCCGCTGTTCGGCAAGCCGGGCTAAAATCTTATCAGTTCCGGGGACGCGCAGCGTTTCAAGCACCGCCTGGGCATCGACGATTTTCATCTCAGCAAGCCGGAGCATGAGATTCGCCAGTGACTGCCTGTCCAAGGGGAGGGTGGAATTGGTTTGGATCTCAATATTGAAGTCAAAGTAGACTTCATCGGTCTCGGCTATCGCGTCGATGAGCGTTTCATAGTCTTCAATATCCTCTTTCTCTTCTTCAGAAAGATCATCATCCATGAGGCCTACAGGCGTTTGAGGCTTTAAGGCTTGGGCAAGGAAATCCTTCTGATTGGAAATCACGCCATATTGGACATCATCATCCTTGCGGATATAGAAGCTTCGAGGCTCGGTATAAAACTGCATCATGAGTTCCACGATGAGGGTCGCAAGGCGCTTTATCGAGGATTCTAAGTTCCTCACCCGCTGGCGCGTCCGGGTATAGGAGGATTCAAGAAGCATCGACATTTCGGTAGCTGTCTGGCGCTGGCGCTTTCCAGTCACCCCTTTTGTGACATCGGTGACACCTGAAACTTCCTCGATAAGCTGCGGAATCGTGGACATGATCTGCGTGATAACGGAAGGCAGGTCCGGGACATCGAGGGTCGCCACTACATCCTTGGCAAATCCTGCCTTGGACATAAGGACCTGGTCTCCTTTCTGGATCGCGTCCTTTATCTGCTCAGTGCTTATCCCTGCCGATTCGTCAACGACGATATTCCGCTTCGTGTACTTCCTGGCATGCTCGACTATCTGCTGTAAGCGGACATTGAATTCCCGGTTTAAATTCTCTATCTGATCAGGCTCCCCTATCCCCCAGAATTGATGCGGCACCTTGTAATTGTGAAGCGCGACATAGGGAGGCCTTCCATGATTAAAAGGGGAGGGGCGATCATCAAGAAGGATCGCGTTCCCGCCAGTGAAGGTGAGGATTCTGCCGTTGGGGTACTTGGCTTTGCGTACCTTCTTTTTCTCCGATACATCCACACCGTCAGCGTTCTTCCCGGCGTACTGTTCTTCTATGGCTTCAATGGTTTCGTTGTCTTTTAGCCATATTTCGTAGACAAGAATGTAATCCCCGATTAGGTCATGCTCAGCCAGGCGGTCCTGCTTCTGGTCATGCTCGGTCGCATACTCTTCCTGGGTAATGTTCTTTTCAGCCTTGGGGTAGAGCCTTCTCACATCCTCCACAGGCATGAGCTTTCTCATGCCGCACCAAGAGGCGTTCCAGGGATCATCGTAGCCGGGGGCAATCACGAAATCGAAAGGGTCCACTACATCGATGGCGACATCCCCTAAGCCCCCTGCGGCATCGGGATCGAAATAGACTTTAAAGATCGCCGTGCCGTGTATTAGGCAGTCATAGACAGCATCGAGGAGTTTTTCATCCATCCTTGCCATTTCCCAGACGAATTTGAGTGCGTCGTTGTAAAGGTCGGCTACCCGCTGGAAGAAATAGCGGCGGGGCAGGACTGACCAGATAGGTCTGTTATCAGTAAGAAGCGGGGCGGTCGTCTGGATTGTGGAGAATATGAAGTTGCAGAATACCCGGGAGTCTTCAGGAGTAAGCTCATCTTCATTCCACCATTTCCCGGTGAATTCCTTAATAAAGCGCTGCCACTTCTTGCGGCGCTCCTCATGCTCAGGTGAGCCGTAGGATGCATCGACGGCATCTTTTAATTCTGAAAAAGTCATGAATCCGCCTTTATGATGCCGTTTTCTGCCATGTACTTCTCCCGGGCGGCCTGGGAGTTGAAATTCATGCCTGTATAGGGGTCATGCCCGGCTCTGAAGGCTACTTTGATAGCAGGGGATGAATACTTCCGGCGCAGTTTCTTAGCGCAGGTGGGGCATAATTGTTCAGTTTCGTTTATTTTCTCCGGGTCCACGTAGATTGATTCCATGATGCCGCACCGTTCACAGATAAAATCGTAGAGAATCACCGTATCACTCCGTATGCCCCGGTCTTGAAATCCTGCATCGCCGTGCCGTCGGTTCTCCTAGAGCCTGAAACGTACTTAGGCGCTTTCTTTATGCGTTCCTCCATGGCGATAAGCCTCTCTAGATAGTTCTCTGGGAAGTGAGAGAATGAGGCCTGGGTTATATGCCCATCGTTACGCAACAAACTTCGCCTCCCATGAGGACTTCAAGCGCCGCTTGAACATCCCGAATAACGAATCAGGTCGATAGGACCTGTCTTTAAGCACGTCGCCGGAATTCCCCGAAGTAAATTCCGTTATGATCTGGACCATCATCGTGAGCGCGTCCACAAGATCGTCATGCTCCCCTTTGGGGAAGAATTCCATCTGAAGAAGGAGGTCAGCTAACGACTGGTTTATAAATACCCGGCCTGTGCGCACTACGCCGCCTAGGATGCGGTTTATCTTGTCCTCTTTGGACATGGACCGTGGCGCGTCAATCTGCTCAAGCTTGAAGCGCAAAGGCTTTCCTGTGATCTCTTCGTATTCCCGCTTCTTTATATCAAGGAGGTATTGAATCCCCGCCTGTAGCCCTAACTCGATTCCCACGGTCTTGGGGCGGTACTGCACGATGAGCCTTATTAGCTCATCCACCATCTTGTCAGGCTTTAGGTGAATCTTCTTAGCCTCGATCACATACAGAAAGCCTTCTGAATTGACAGCCCCGATGATAACGCCTGTGTCATCTGAATAGCGTTCGGCTGTCGCCGCCGGGTCCACGGTCATGTAATAGGCATACGCTCCCGGGGGAAGCTCGGAATATGTCGGCTGCGGGGGAGGGAATATCTGGTCATCCCTCGGGACCGGGTTGTTATCGTACTGGCAGGAATATTCGTACGCTCCCTGACGTTGCTTGATCTTTGCGAGCATCGAGAGCGTGAAGAACCGATAGATTGGCTTTCCATCCTCCACAGCCCGGCGAATAAATACCCTGTCCCTGTACCAGCCTTCTTTTATCACCGTTCCGTAGATATCCGAGAAATGATAGCGAGTGCCTATCATAAGCTCGAAGCCTTCAGGGTCCTTAATTGACTGGATATAGGAATACCAGTCCCGAACCTTCTTTATTTGCTCCGGGGTCGAACAGGATTGTTCGTTGATAATGTCATCCATGATGATGACATCGTAATGCCGCCCAACGATGGTAGCGCCGACTCCCCATGCCTCAACCTGGTTCTCCTGGGGAATCCTGCCCCATTCGCCTGATCGGTATACAGTAAGCTCGTTGGCGACAGACCGCTTCCAGTTGGCAAACCGCTTGCCCGGTTCCGGGATTCGGTCGGGGAATAGCCGCATGAGCATAGGGGTACAGAAAAGTTGCTTGATTTCCCCTAGCTGAGACTCCACCAAACTGGAAGTCCGTGAAAAAAGCCCGATACGGATATTAGGATTCTGAAGGATCAGCTGGATGATCTTTACTTTCGTCCAGGCTGACTTCATGTGTCCGCGGGGAATCAGAATAAGGGTGTCGTCATTCCTCTCCATGATGCCTGAAAGCCATCCGTGCAATACTGGATCAAGGCGGGGTCTTCCCCCATCCTCGATCTTGTCCATGCCCAGAATGACGGCACCCAGGAAATACAAATCAGTGAGAGCCTTCCATTGCAGGTACAGCTCTGCCGCTAGCTCCTCCTTCCCTGTTTTGTCTAAGAACTCTTTATACTTCCGCCTTTCAGCGGGAGTGCGCACGTATTCCATGAATCTCCGAAGTATCTAAATAAGATACTTTTGTATATATCTTCTCCTTGACCATCGAGATCAGGTGTACCCTAACCGTTATCAGTTACGCTTATCTTCGCTCTTAGCTGGTATTAAAAGCTATATGCTGAACTTTCCGTAGTCGTGCTGAGCGCTAGCGAAGCCCTCTGGAGACGGAGGAAAGTGATCGTCTCATCTCTAATGTATTAGTAGTGTTATACTATTGTGATTCGCCGTATATATAAGAGCGTGAAAACGAAAACAGCGTCAAGATACTTTTGAAAACTTTTACGAAAAGATTGTTCTTATGATGTCAGGTGATGTCGATTGAAAATGGATTACTATAATTCAATGTATTTCTTGCGGATTAATAGTAATCGTTAATGAATTTCCGTTACCCCAAGATAACCTTGTATAGAATATCCACGCCAAATATATTCCCCGGCATCCTCATATCCGATTATTATGAGTATAGGGGTATTATCAAGTACATTTCTTGGGATAGCACTATTTAGGTCCGCTACAAATCCATCAAGATATTCTTTATCACAGTAAGTCACTAAAACCTTTAAATTAGCTTTTAATGTAAGTAGATGGCAGATTTCTTGATATGCTCCATCAATTCCGAATGGCCTATTTTCATGTTCAAAAGCTATTTGAAAGCTTGTTAGCCATATCCCTCCATCGGTCTTTGTCCAGGTTTTATTTTTTGGATTATTGATTACTAGATCTTCATCAGAATAAAATATAGCATCCATTGAATAGTATTCATGGGATACATGTAAACCGAGCAATTTTGCTAATTGTGATGTAATCGAATTATCATTTTTTAAGATCATATCAGTATATTCAGCAAAATCGCCGCCCCACTTATTTTTAAACTCTATTTTGTTCTGATTACATATTTTAACCCATGATTGATAAAAACCATTCTGAGATATGTTTCCCTTCATTTCTTAACGCCTCCATGTCGTAAAAATAGCAGTATTCAGGTTTTCTATTCAAATTTTATCTATTCTCCATATTACCTTTTTTACAGTGCTCTATACACGTCCCTTTGCAATTCTAATTCTCATTCATACTTAATAGTAATCGGTAATGTAATTGTACTTGGGATTCCTGCTTCAGCAAGGGATATTTCTTTAAAAACATAAACTGAAGTTGAAGAGATGTTTTGAGCGGATGTTAAATTAGTTACATACCCCTGACTATATATTGAACTATATGAAGTAATCGAAGGGTCTGAAATAGCATTCCCATATATATCTGAATCACGGAATGTATAGTATTTTGATCCAATTCTGAAAACGTTGCTGGCTTTTATTGGTTGAGGGTATTGGAAAAACATCACTCCTGATTGATTTAAATCAGTATAGTAACATATATAATCTAAAACAATACCATTCCAAAGTAGATTATAATAATACCCAGTTGGAGAGATCATTTGAAGCGAAAAGCCGCTTCCATAACAGTAACCTAACTCTACATTATTCGCATCATATGCTTTAGCCGTACCACCTAATGATCCACCGGCTGGGCCAACAGGACCTGCGGGGCCAGCAGGTCCAGCAGATCCTGAAAGGTCAATCTGTTTCCATGATGAGCCATTGGAATAGTAAAACTTGGCATCATTGATGACATAATAAAGTTGTCCCTTATTATTCATAGATGCAGTTGGTAAATCATCGTATGATTCTATTACACGTGCTGATGTTGTACTGGATTGGTCTAAAAGAGGGTCATCGTTTGGATGTAAAAACGGAGTGCATGATATAAATATAAAGCTCAGCATTACAAATAATGTTAATTTTTGGTAAATACGCTTTTTCATTTTTTCTCCAATTATTAAAAATAGTAACCAATGCAATATTTCATCCTAATTCGTTGTACTTAATGAATGATCAATCTTGTTTCCTGTAAGAACCTAATAAATGAAGTCCCTAATACCTTTTCGATTACTTTATCATTCTCATTATTAAAGAGCCAGGCTTTATATAAATCGTCAGGACTAATCTCTACGTCAAAATCTATTCTTGACTCACGGACGACCTGTAAGTATCTATTTTTATTTACAAGCAATGAAAATGATCCTTGAAACAATTTCCCGTACAACCATATTGCACTATCTATATCATCATAGGAGCATCCCGATGCTGTTTTTATATATTTAAGCTTTTCAAATAGGCTAATACTTTCATCATATACATAGATATGAAAATAATTGTTGATGTAATCTATATTTTTTATGAGATATGAATCATGAATAGGAAAAGCGTACGATGAAAGAAAGTAAAAATATTTTGATAAAATGGATGGAGCGTGGTTTTTTGAATTACCTTTCTTATCTATTCCATATGTTCTTGAAAAAACTCGATCTATGTCTTGATCGCAATTCATCAAATAATTGGATATCTTAACCTTTACTAAGTCATCATTGCCCAAGCTATTGATGGAATCTGCTAGGTCGTGAAACCCGAAAAACCTTTTTGACAAATTTGTCGAGTACAGATTATCGATGACTATGAGCCTAGTCTCAACATCTTGTGTGTTTTTAAAAAGGTTTGTTATTAAAGTTTTATTCTGTTGATACTCAGTATCGCCATAGAGTATTTCACAAGCCAGTCTGCAATACTCCTGAAAAAGCATCGTAATTATTCCTCCTTGTTCAACTCATTGCTACTGGAAACCTCCTGATTTTCATTATACACCCAATTACTCATTTTCCCTTTAGCTCTATCCCTGGCTTCTTTCATTACTTCTTTGATAAGCAATCTATGCACATCCCTTTCCTGGTCAGAAACCTTCTTCTGGTCGGTATAGGTGCCATCCATGCGGTTTAGCGTATCTACAGCCTTGATGATGTCCGAGAAGGTAGGTCCAGATTTGACTACTTCGACCAATTCACCTTCAGCGTTATACCGTTCAGTTTTCCTAGTCATCTTCTGGGTAATAAGCTCGATTAGTACGCTAGAACGGTGTTCCTTCCCCATCCCTCGTTCTTCCAGGATACGTTCTATCTCATTCCTGATACGATCTTGCCGCATAAGCTTGTATGACTGCTTATGAGCCGTTTCGTAGGTAACATCCATAGCTGATACCGCAGAACCTAGGGCATTACCGAAGTTAGGGGAATCAGGATCGGTTATCTCGACAACGAAGCGTGCTGCACGTTCATCAAAGTTGCCTTTACTGGCTTCATGTGTCGCTGACACTATGCTTTCTCCTTTCCATCAACTCTAACCCATTTCCCTGTTCTTCCATCAATGGAGACTTCAGCTTCTAGACCTCGGGCTTTCAACCACTCATATACAGCTTCGTTTATATAACCCGATATTGTACCGCCATTTTGTGCTACGTAGGATTCGAGAAGTTTATGATTTTTATTCGGGATTTTAAGGCCTACAAAGACCTTATCAGGAGAGACCTGCATCGCCATATTATCCTCCTTTTGTTATATGATATTTCGTATAACGATATAAGTCAAGACCTTTTTTAGCCTCAGATAATTGCAGTGATCATTCTTATACGCGCATGTCCTTATGCCCTCCTCCCCCCTCTTTTTAGGCTTGCTCGCACAATTATCCCGATCCCTTATTTTTTTCATAAATAAAAAGTAGTAGCAAACAGAATGCCAAATACTACAATTCTATTAAACGTTTAACGAAATAAATATACACGAAATATCAATAAACTTATTGACAGTATTTTTTTTCAATGATAGGGTAATATTATCGTTAAACGAAACAAAGTTAAACGAAGCAAGTTTCTTTTACAAGCCGTCACGTAAAGCCGTGACACGTAGCGGATAGTCTCGCAGTCTAGTACCGTGTGGCGATTGTAGGAAGCCGGAACCGTAAAGCCGGGAAACCGTAGCCGAGGCGATGGAAACGCCATCGTACGCCATAGCACGCGAACGCTGAAAGCGAGACCCGATACCACAAAGGAAGGGAAATATATCGATTGCCTATATAATTGCCCTATAAATCCACACACTTGGGGAGATATATGGACAATATCGCAATGGAAAAACTCATATCGGCAATCGTAGCGGAAACCGTAAAATCTATCGTTCCGGCGTTCATGGCTTCAGTGAATACAGGAAAGCCGGAAGCTGTCAGTCAAAATATCGTGGAGTATGCGCCTTCTAAGATTCTATCTAATAGGAAAGCCGGAAGGCTTATAAAATCCGCAGGCAGTGATATAGAAGCCTTTACGATAGTTAAAAAGTACGTATTAGCACGGAAAGCCGGCAAGCTTCAGAAAGGACCATTTTTGACCTGCTATAGGCATATTTCCGATACTACCACGCTGGAGGAAGTCGCGAGATCCTCCACTACGGCACTTCAGACCTTGCACAAGGAAGCGCAGAAAGTCCTTAACTATAGAGCTTAGTGGGCTTTGCTCACCGGGACGCTGTAAGCGTCCTAGTCTCGACTTTTTTTTATCATATAGGGCAATTTTACAGGCAATCGATATATAGAAAGTACCATACATTTATGGATTTTCGGATTGTATCGCTATAAATCCCGCAATCATGGCATGGATTATGCTTTATAGGACTGGCACGCCATCGGCACGCCCATAGTCTATAATTATCGGCATGTTTCTTGCTTATGGGGATATAGGTAGTGCTGTCACGATGCAATAGGGTAAGTGGGCTTTGCCCACTCGGGACGCTATAAGCGTCCTAGGCCTCTTCGTACCCGCAATAGGTTAGCGTCCTTGTCATGCGCGATGAGCGTTGAGAGCTGTAGTATGGAAGTATAGGCCACTCGTTTCCGGTGGTTGCTAGGGGGTAGTGGGTTTTTCCCATCGCGGGACGTGCTATGCACGCCCGTAGTGGGCTTCCTGAGCCAGCGGGGCAGCCATTATATGGCGCTATGTAACTGGAATGGACCAGGCTACTTTTAGTCGGTCCACCTTATGCGAAGGCATATTGTAGGGAAAGTCCAGTCCTAGAGGATGCTGGAAGCGACGGCCTAGAACACCATACGAAGAGGGGAGTACCAAAGAGCCTAGTGGGTCGAATGGGCCAGAGGATGCCAAACATCACCGGGACGCTAGAATAGCGCCTGTCGTTAGGCCACGCATCGTTTCAATAGGTCAGCCGATCATCCAGGTAGGCTTGACCTTTGCTACAGCATAGGGTTGTCGCCCGGTTCAAGTCCGGGGCTGTAGTATAAATGATTCTAAGCTTTCAATACTTGATTTTAAGCTCCTTACCAATTTAACGATCAGAATTTAGAACCGTTATTATAATTTTCCTCCCTGATTGATAATCAGTCGGTAATACTAACACTAAAATACAATCGTACTTTTGTGCTATAGTTCTCATCAGTAAGTGAGAAGTAGTAGTTGCCTGAATTTTGCGATGTGCAGTTGTCTTGCTCGAATATCCCCCAGTTTCCATCGTTCCATCTGAATCCTATTGCTGCTGCTCCTAAATTATCGTCATCTAGTACATCATCTTCGCCCATGCCTGTAACAATTCCAATTTTGCTATTCGCATATTTTTGCACCTGGACTTTTGTTGAGTAGTTCAAGTAATAGGTAGTATTCTCAGGTAATGAAATTATATTTCCGTTTTCCCATCCGGTAGTATAAATATTAATTAAATCAACACCATTCGTTGAGTACGCAAAAGTGAATGCTAGTTCAGCATTCGAATCTAACTCATCACCTTTGTCAAGCAGATAGGCACTTATTAGTTTAATGTTAAAACTAGAGTACTTATTCTCAAATGTTGCAGAAATTGAGTGATCACTTGAAACATCATTAAACTGATAGCTTCCGATAGCCCCTTGGCTTATTCCATCCACAAGTACGTCAGAAATTATGTAGCCAGTATTTGGGGTAATAGCAAAATTTTTATCTGATCCAGCATCAACAACTACTCCACCGGATGGGTTTATAGTACCTCCAGAACCAGATGTAGCTGTTATAGTATATTTTTTTATTGAGAAGTTAACAGCAATAGTATGATTGGAATTAATTGAATTAAATGTATAAGTATTTACTGTGTCTGGATC